AATATTCCAAAGAATAAGTTCTGCTAGTTGATAAAAAAATAATTTTACTATGATCTTTTTTGCATTTTTCTAAAATATTTAAGGTACCTATTAAATTTGTATTAAAAACTTTCTGAGTATCTTTTTTTGATACTTCAACAGAAGTTTCTGCGCAGCAATCAATGATTAAATCAGATTTTGGAATCTTACTAAGATTTTTTTTTTTTGATATATCTATTATAAGATTCCTAATGCCAATCTTTTTTAATCTTTGATGATTTAGATAAGATCCTTTTCTTGAAAGATTATCAATTGAATATACAGTGTAATTTTTTTTATGAAAATATTCTAATAAATTAGATCCAACAAATCCACATCCTCCAGTTATTAATAATTTCATTTTTAATATATTAGATTTATATCAAATATATTCAAACAATTTAAAAATCAATTTTTTATTGTATCTGACAGCTCTTCAGTAAAAAAAGATAATATATTTTTTTTTAAATCTAATGATAACCATTTAATATCATTTAATTTTATTTCAACTTTATTAATGTGATTATCTTGTATAGTATGATAACATATTATAGTGTCTAAATATTCACAATACATTAGTGTTAAACAAAATTCAATTCCAAGTTTTAAAAAATAAAATGGTTGAGAAATTCTTAATAGATGAAAATTTTCATCATATTCTAAAAATCTATGTGAATATATTCTTTTAACAGGATTTACTGTTCTATCAAATGCTACTTCATGAATTAATATTAGTTGTTTATCAGAACTAATCCATACAGGGCCTGCAGAACCACAAAAACTACTAAAATTATAATTATATGTAGCAGTAATTATCTTGGTACAAAATCCAGTATGTATATTAACATGTAATAAAATAAATGGATTAAATGAATAAATAAAACAAAGTTTTCCTTTATATTCAACAGGTAACCAATTTTTTTGTACAATATTATTATTGTATGTTAATGGAATTATATGTGTTATTTGAAAATTAGAATTAAAATGTGCTAAAACCATAGAATATAAATTATTTACTCCATATTCAAGACTTGTAAAACTAGCATATAGTTTTCATTATATATAATAAATCTACCATCTTCCAATCCTTTTACTTGTGAATTATGTGGAGTTGTTACCATATAACATGAATCTGTAAAGTCAATCTTAATCTTTTGAATTATTTTATTTGATTTAATATTTACAGAACACCAATAATTCTCTGTTCGAACATTATTATTGTATATATAATTAACAGTTCTTATAATACCTTCACATATTTCTGAGTTAACTAACTTTAAACAACAGTTAGATAAATTAAATTTTTCTGGTAAATTATAAGTTATATTTAAAAGATCAAGTTTTTTAGAAAGTGGTTTTAAATAAAAAGTTTGATTTAAATTATTATTATTATTATCAAAATTATATTTTTTATCAATAAATTTAACATAATCACATGTCAAAAGTCCTAAATCTTTCTTTCCAACATAAAAAGCAACAATACTTAGTTCTTTGTATAAATCATAATTATATATTGAATCATTAATAAAAAGTACTTGAGATTCAGGATAAGGAAGTTTAATTGCTTGGACTAAATAATTATATGCTTTTGAATAGTTTTGCTTGTTTGAATAAATTTTAGATAACCAATATAAAGGTTCTGCTCTATATTTACCAAATGATTCAAAAGATTTTGTTAAATACTCTATTGCTTCTGTTGGTTTTAAATCAAAAACAAGCTGTCCTAACATTAAATATGAATATCCAATCTCTTCTATCCAACCACCCATTTTTACTCTTTGAGTATAATATTTAATTGCATTAGAAGTATCTCCTGAATCTTTATATGATTGAGCCAAATAAAAATAATAACGTGAATTATCTGGTTCATCTTTAATACCTTGAAGTAGTAATTTAATATCACGTTGAAATTTATCAGTTGAACAAGCTCCTTGCAAAGTTTTACATCCACCATCTCCTATATCATTTATTTGTATTGTTAATAATTTAGAATTTGTTGGATTATCAAGTTGAATATCTAAATACTCATGTGTTACTGATTTATAGGATAATTTTAAATCTGCTCTTGCTAATCTAATATTATAGTATGATATATATTCATTATATTGTTTAACCAAATAATAATCTAATTTAAGATCATTTTTAGAAAAATTTATATTTTCAATAATCATATCAGCATCGACAAATAGTAAATATACTTTATTAAGTGGGATAGAGTGTTTAGTAAGAAAATCTTTAGCATTATTTATAGATTGTGTTCTATTAACACTAAAATTAACCCATGGATTTTTATATACTTGTCCTATTATTTTAGCATTATTAGTCCAAGTTTTTATTAATTGAACTGTAGAATCAGTTGATCCAGTATCTGTAATAACTAAATAATCAATAATTCCAATCATACTATCAAGACATCTTGTAATAATTGCAGATTCATTTCTAACTATCATATTTAAACATATTTTATTTAAAAAAGACATGAACACTATAATAATATATTATATAATTTTCTAATCAAATATTATAAATGAGAAAATGTATTGAAGTATTTTTTGAAAAGATATTTAACCCATTTTTAACAGATATAAATTTATATAGAAAGATATCAAATTTACATTTACATCAAAATGTAAACCTATCATATGTTATGGAACAATTAACAAAACATTCTATTGATCCAAATAAAGTTAATCTTGGGGTTTTATCTAAAATAACTTTTAGTGAAATATCACAGTTTAGAACATTGAGTACTGATGATTTATTTTTAATATTAATTAATTTTTTCATACTTGTTACTGTTATTCTTAAACATTTTGGTGTATTTGAAAAAGTTGTTGGAAAAATTGCAAATTCAACAAAGTCTGATATTAATGATGCTCGTGTATTTGTAAGATACTTTTTAGGATTAATCTATATCATTTATACATTTTATATGATCAAATTAGTCTTCTCCAATAAACAATATATTTTAACAAGTAGAATAATTTATATTTTTACATATGGTATTGCTGGAATCACAATTGCAATTTCATTTTTTGATTTTCTATTTAAATAAAATAAATTAGTTATATTAATTGATTAAGTTCATTTAATCTTACTATCATTAAATCAAATTTTTGTCTAGTTGTAAATTTCTTTGATTCTGTTGTTCCCCATTGACGTTTACCTTCAGCAATCAATCCTGGATGACGTTCAATAATAAATTTATCTCCTCTGGTTTCTGATGCAGGCTTATAATAACAGAACTTTGGTATCATCTGAGGTGTAATACCACAGCCTTCTGGTAAATGTGATTTAAGACCTCTAATTGTTTGTTCTGAAATTTCTTGAGCAAGTTGTGCTTGGACTTCATCAATTGGTATAGGATTATGGGGTGTAATTAGTTGGGCTTTATTTGTTTCAATAATTTCTTGAGGATACGATGTAAGCTCAAGAATTTCATTAAAGGATTTGGCTAATTCATTACGTTCAGCCGTGTTATCTAGTTCACCAATAAAATCTGCGATTTGTGGATAGGCTGCCTTAAGTTCTTGTAACTTATTAATCGCATGCTGTAACTTTACTCTTAAATCTAATGTTTTAGATTTAGTACCAAACCATCTGAATCTAGGGGCAACTAAATCATCATCTCTATTATTTTGAGGACATAAAATTTTAACAATTTCAGGAGTTCTAATTTCAATATAAAACAGATCTCCATGGGCTCCTGATGGGGGTTTATAATAAATGTTTTTAGGAATATCATTTGGATCTATTCCACATCCATCTGGTAGCTCAGTAATTCGATCTCTTTTGGACTGATTAATATTTTGATGTGATTGAGTTAACTCACGCAAATTGACTTTACGATTATCACGTCCAATCCTATTAATGTGGTCAATTGAATTATGTTGACCTTTACCATTAAAAGTTAGTTTGCCCATCACATAATTATGTAAGTATAGTTCTTTTTTATTATCATCATCACCAATTACACCAGAAGAAATATAACCACCATCTGATCTATAATGCCAGGCTTTATGTATTAAATCTGCGTAAAATTCTGCGCTTTGATAATCAGTTACAAATAAAATATCTTGGTCCTTAAATGGGCAATAACATACAATATATTTATTTGCTTTATACTGTACAACCTGATGATTGATTTCTTTGGTTGTTGATGCAGAAACAATAGTTTTAAATTTTCCTGGCACAACTGTTTGTGTTACTACTTTTTTACTTATTACTTTACGCACTGGGGCCTGAATAGTCTCAATAACTGCTTTTGTTTTTTTCACATTAATATGAGTTGGAATGCGGACCTTTTTTTCTGACATTTTATATATACGATTATATATAAAATATTTCTTTAAATAATTTTAAGATTCAATTTTTATTCAAAAACAGTAAAATAAAAATGTATGGCAAATTAGTTTGACCACTATTTTTAATTACTATAGGCAAGGCCAGCCATACCAGACATAATTCTTAGTACGTTGTAGTTGGTGGCATAGATGTTGCACTTGGCTTCAGAAGCAACTGATACAGTGTAACTAGAAATAGTTGAAGAAGTAGCGTAACTTACAGAGGTGATGAAATCAATGTTGAGGGTGGCGTTATCAATTCTAGACATGTTGCAAGTTCCGGAAGGTTGGTGTTCTTCAGGGTTAAGAGCGAAAGAGAACATGTTAAGACCATCACAAGGAGTGTTGGAGTGGCATTGCCAAGGCATAACGTAGTTGAAGTAGTTACCATCTCTCTTGGAGAATCTATCTTGGCCGTTAAGTTGAAGAAGGACTTGGTCAACAGGGTTAGTGTTTCTGTTAAGGAAAACACCATAGTTATCCCATTGTCTGACAACAATATCTAAGTTTGCAGAAGCATCACCTCCAGTTGATCTTGTAAGAGATGAAGTTAAACCAGATTGGATTTCATCAATAGTTGATGAGATGAACCAATCAGGAAGAGGGGTTCCAAGGACAACAGTGTTATCAACATCACCAGAGTTTCCAGAAACATCAGGACCAGCAACGGCAGCAGCATAAAGAGCACCTTGCCAGATATTGGTAGCGTAAGAGTTTAAGGAAGCATCATATCTACCAGTGGCAGAATTAAATCCACCCCAGGCAAGAGCAGCTCTCTTGGTGGCTTGAATTCTAGTGGCGTCCCAATCTTTAGGATTCCAGGCAAGGAATTTGTAGGTACCGTTGGTGTTAAGGTATTTGTTTTGTTGAACGTTCCAGTATAAAGCCTTGCAAGGATGGTTGTAACTAAGTCTGAATTTAGCGTTCTTGGAAGTAACAGATTCAGCACCAGTGAATTGAACTTGTTCAATAAGGTATTCGTGAGAAGCTTGGGCGAACTTCTTTCTTTCTTCAGAGTCAAGGTAGACATAGTCAACGAAAAGTGAGCATGATACCATTGAAACAGAAGTAGAAGCAGTTGAATTGGAAATTTGGCAAAGAAGTTGAGTAACAGGTTGGAATTCAATTTCAATTCTGGTATCGTGGTATTGGGTAGCAATTAAAGGAAGAGCAAGACCATCGTTTCTGCAGCAGAAGAAATAAAGAGGAACATAAAGAGTAGCAGGGGCAGTTCCAACAGTTGTGACAGTAAGTTCTTTGGTGTTACCAATCATAATATCATATCCTCTGTCGTGGGCGAATTTTCTGGCAAGTTCATACCAGACATTCATCCAATCACCGTAGTGTTTATCAATAGGGGTACCACCGATGTTAAGTTCGGCAGTCTTGATCATAGCGTGACCAACTTTAGGGGTCCATGAAAGACCAGCTCCAAGAGCAGGAAGGACAACTCTTAAGAACATCTTGGTGATAAGATCACCGTTTCTTTGAATTTGGCATACAACTTTCTTGCCGAAATCACCAGTTCCGTTGAAAACTTGTTCGATTGATTCGACAGCAAAGTTAGTGTGTCTTCTATATACGACCTTCCAAAAAGTAATTTGAGGGTTTCCAGTAAGGTAAACATCTTGTGCACCATAAGCGACTAATTGCATTAAACCTCCAGCCATTTTATATATATAATATATTGGAGAAAATTTTTTTTCATAATTAAAACGCCAATTATTTTTTTAAAAAATTAATCTTATAATATTTTTTTAAAGTAAATTTATTTAAAGTTTATAACATACATTTGTTTATTGATACACCTGAATGTCTAATTTTAAAGAAAAAAATATTAAATACTCAACTTTTTGTCAAAACGTTTTAAAGAAGTCTGCAATCGTACATGGTACATTAGATGCCAAACATAATGAAATTATGAAAGACTTCGCAAAAAAGAAGAAAACCTTACCTAAACTTATTGAAAAATTAAATGAATTAAAACAAGATATTGAATTACTAGATGATCCTGATGTATATAAAGAAGTGTTACAAAAAAGGATTAAAGAATTAGAAATTGAAAAAAAAATATCTAAAAAAAATCAAAAAAATCAAATTGCGGATATTATTGGAAAACCTGGTTTTGATCAAATAAATGTAAATTTAATTCAAGAAAATCCTGATGATCTACCTATTCCAGAAGAAAATACTACACAAACAATTAAAGAGTTAAAAGAACGTGTAAAAATATTGGAAGACTATTTTTTAGTTTCAAAGCTTAAAAATAACTTTCATGATCAAATTCTAGAACTTGAAGAAGAAATAAACAAACTTGAATCAAATGAAGATGAACTAAGTTATTTATTAGATACAGCAGATATTTTATTCAAATACTATGATAATTCTACAAAGGAACCAGTTAAAAAAAATGTTCCAACAGATCTTCAAGATTTTTTTTTAAAAATTAAAGAAACCAATAAATCTAATGATAATGATAATAAATACAATTTATTTAATAAATATATGAAGATAACTGCTGGTTCTGAACTAAAGAAGAAATCTCTAATACAGATAAGAATGTGTGATAAATGTCAAATAGAAAAAACTTTACATTTACAAGATGGATTTTTAACATGTACAGGATGTGGAGAGTCGGAACCTATTCAAATGGATTCAGATAAACCTAATTTTAAAGATCAAACTGTTGAAATTAAAACAAATGGATACAAACGTATGAATCATTTTTCAGAACTATTAAATCAATGTCAAGGTAAAGAATCAACAGATATAGATCCAGAAGTTTTTGAAATGATAATAAATGAACTAAATGTAATGAAAATAACAGATTTGTCTAAACTAGATAATAAAATTATGAGAACTATTTTAAAAAATCTAAAACTAAATTCATATTATGAACATATTCCATATATTATTAATAAATTAAATGGAATTCCACCACCAACAATGTCAAGAGAGCTAGAAGATAAGGTTAGATCTATGGTCAAAGAAGTTCAAGAACCTTGGGTTGCCGGTAAGAAAAGTACTAGAAAGAACTTTTTAAATAATAATTATGTATTTCATAAAATATTTGAACTACTCGAAGAAGATGATTTTCTTCAATACTTTCCTTACTTGAAATCAAGAGATAAACTACAAGAACATGATGATGAATGGAAAAAAATATGTGAACATAATAGATGGCAGTTTATTCCGTCTTTATAAAAGACGCGATAAAGCGTTTCTCGGTTTATTCCGTCTTTATAAAAATTATTTTTATAAAACGAATAAAAAAATTGTTTTAATTATTTGATTGAATTGATTGAATTAATTTAATCAAATTTATGGATCATATTCGCAGAGAAAAATCATGGTTGGTTGAATATATAATAACGGATCAGATGGTTAAATTTTTAGAACACATAGTTAATGAGATAGATCCAGATCTAGAATCAAATTTACCAATAATGATCTATGGTAAGGAATGTGTACAACATCGAAGTATTGGATTTTTTTCAAACAATTCTATTGGATACAAATATTCTAAAAAACTTGTAAAATCAAAACCACTTACAGATAGCCTATGGGTTTTACTTGATCAAATTAATTGTAAATTTAAATCTGATTACAATGGTATACTAATAAATAAATATTCAGATGGAAATGATTATATAGGTAAACATTCTGATGATGAGTCAGCTTTATCAACTGCAGGAGTTGTAGCAATGTCATTTGGTGCATCAAGAACTTTTAGAATAAGATGTAAACAAACTGGTCAAATAGTAAAAGATATCTTAACTAGATCAAATCAAATATTAATAATGGATGGAGATTTTCAAAAAGAATTTACACATGAAATTCCACTTGAAAAAAAGTTAAAGAACCAAGATATTCTTTAACATTTAGAAAACATTTAATTTAATGTTTTTCTTCAATAATATATGAAGGTGCATATTGATCAGCTAAAGCATATGATCCAAGGCCAATTAATGCAATTGCTAAAGAATCAATTTTATCAACTTTAGATTTAGTAATAAAAATTATTGAAACAAAAAGTATAATTAATAAAACAATATATTTAACAAGTTTTTTAATAATATTCATAATAATATTTGTAAAGAAATTAATTTAAATTAATACTTAAAAATACTTATATTATATTATTGTAATGACTGGAAGCCTTTTACAGATAGTATCAACAGATTTAAAAGATGCATTTTTAACAATTGATCCACAAATTACATTTTTTAAAATAGTTTATCTAAGACATACACCATTTTCAATAGATTTATTTGAAGAGACATTTAATACAATTCCTAATTTTGGTGAAGAAGGTTTTTGCCAACTTTCTAAACTAGGAGATTTAGTGTCAAATATTTTTTTAAAAGTAGAATTACCAAGTGTACAAATAGAAAATACAGATGATTCTGATTATATACAAACAAATACAGACACAAAAATATCATATTATAATGGAGAATTAACAGCTGCTAATCATATTGATGATTTTAATACAAATAT